GGTTGCGCCGCATTTTTGCTCAAGCCATTTACCGCAGACCGGTTGATCGAAACTGTTGAGAAGGCGATCGTCGCAAGACTGGGTTGAGAGATCGGGTGAGCAGTTTTTAAAACGGACTTGCTCAGGTCCGCACAATGCCCCGAAGGGCCTGTGAATTGGTGGGCAGTTTTTAGTCTTGCCCAGGACCCGTACGTCCGTATTCCCTGGTCGAGACGCTGTTCGTTGGTACCTTCGAAGCCGTTCGACGGACCCAACGACAGATAGTCCTAGTGAGGCGAAGCAGACGCACTGTTTTGCGATTGGTTCTGGTGAGCGATTGTGTACGCGCGGGTTTCAGCGATGGTCCGTTTGGGGCCGATGCCAACACTGACGAATTTGCCAGTGCGCTTATCGTAGATTTCACAGACCCAATAACCAGACCTTGTGGGTTGCCAGATGACGGCAGCGAGAACACGGGCTTTGGTTGATGCGACCATTTCGGCCTCGCGAGTGAATGGAAGGGACTCCTTTCTTTGATGAGCGTATGAGTTCTGATGAGCGTTATGACTGATTGTGATAGTGATGATAGGAATTGCGACCTTCTGGGCGGTGCCTCCCTCTGGTGGTGCCGCCTTTTTTTATGGGCACTCGAAGCAAAAAAGGGGAGAGACCCTGGTGTCGTTAGGCACCAGGAGCCTCTCCGGTAGTGAGCCTTACCCTGCGACGGGTTCGGTAGTGGCAGTCGCAGGCTGCTTCTTCTTCTCGATGATCGCGCGAACTGCGGCCATCGCTTCCTGCGTCGTCGCCCTCGGCTTCCCGGTGCCGGGAGTCATGTACTGCCATTCAGAGCCGAAGAGCTGGAAGTAGACGTCCTTGTAGGCCGTCAGCATCTCCGTCAGCGCCTCGTACCGAATCATGGTGACGCGGACGAAGCTGTGGAGCTTGACGGCGTTCGGGTCCGTCTCCAAGCCTTCGGGTTGGGCTGCGTAGCTGTCGACCAGCCGAGTAAGGCTGGCTTCGGCGCGATCGAGAGAGTCCTTCACGCCCGGAAAGCCGCGGTAGGTCCCAGTCTGTGGCGCACCATGAATCTGCTGGTGGACGTCGCGGCACAGGTTCGCGATGAGAATCTGAAGTCCACGATCCTGCCTGGAAGGCAGCTCGTGTCCCATCTCGATGGGGAAGTCTGCATCGAGCGCTGCAGTGATCGGCTCGATGAGGTTGAGGATAGCCGTGGCGAGCTGAGAGTGAACAACTTTCTTCTTCGAAGCCATGAGACAGTTCCTTTTTGTAGGTGGATGTTGAGTAAGTGTGACAGTTTCTTGTTATTAACAAAAAACCCCAAAGCGCGAGGCGCGCGCAGCGGCAAGCGAAGCGACTGGGGTAAAAGCGGGGAAGGGCGAAGCCGGAAGGCACGGACGCGCAGCGGCCGGGGCGGTTGCAGCTATGGAGCTGGCAGCTTGCAAGCGAGCACGACCGCGCTAGGGAAATCGTCTTGTCACCTATTTGGATTATCTCCATGATATTGTTGTTCTTTTTGAATGTTTGTAAGTGGATACTGTGTAACGTCAGGTTGTTGGAACTCGGTGGCATGGGATTACTCCTGAAGAAAATGCCGCAGGCAGTGGTTAAGCTCCGCCTGCGGCTTGACTGCTAGTGATGACTAATCACGAGGATCAACAGTGCCTGGGATGATCCAGACACAGGCGTTGCAGTCGAGGTTGGGGTAGTGATCTTCCAACCAAGACTCGATGGACGACTGATCCATGATGAAGATGTTTGGGTAGTTGTCGCCGTCGTAGTGGATGTACACTAGAGCGCCCCCGCAACTGCAGCGAAGGCAACGTCATGAGCTAGTGCCGCTTCGTGAAATTTGATGCGAGCTGCTGCGGCAGTGGTGATAGGAAAGAGGCTGGGCAGCTCACGATCTCCGACGATGCCCCGCTTGTAGAGATTGAAGAGGCGGGCGTAGAGGTCAGCAACATCGCCAACGTTGGCTTCGACACCAAGGTCTTCGAGGAGTGACGACACCTTGACTGGCTCAATGGCCGGAAGATCACCGAATTTCCGGTGCTTGGTGCCGTAGAGCAGCTCGATGTAAGTTTCCAGCTGCTCGTAGGTGATGTCGTCGTTGTAGTACTGACGCTTGAGCTGGTTGAATATCGAGCCCTTGGTCTCAAGCGTCGTCGTGGGCTGGCGCAGGATGTTGAGAGTCGTATTCATCGTAGTCTCCTTGAATCAGAAAGGCCCCTTGCGGGGCCTGTTGGTGGGCGATGATAGGAAAAGAGGCCCCGAAGGCCTCAGAAGGGGATCCACATTCGATGTGAGAAGCGTTTTGCGAGTTGGAAGATGAGAGGTGTGTGCTTTTGGTTGATGCTGCGCATCTGTCGGATGATGAGTATCGTGTCGAGATCGATATGAGTGTTCATGCTTGCTTCCTTTCTTGCTTGAACACCCACCCCGGCAACGACGGGGACCCGTCGCGGTCAACGCCCCCAGGTAGCGAGGCCGAAGGCCGTAGCGACACAGCCGCAGGCGCTTCGCCTGGCACTGCCTGAGCGACGATCACGCAGCCGGAGGCCGGGTAAGCGCGCTGAGGGCGTATCGAGGAACTGAGAGCGGAGGAGGCGCGCGCACCCGCTCGTGAACAGCGAGCGCCAATAACGCTTGGGGAAACTATCCACGAGGGAGCACGCTTGCCCCTCCCGGGCCTGAGGCTGAGCCACAAGGAGCGCGCAGCGACCGTTCACGAGTGCGTGGTCGTTGCGACTTCTAGCTGATGCCTATCGTAGCGAAGCGGGGCTTTACGGCGATGGGGGGACCGTCGTTATGATAGGAAGCTATAGCAAGAGTAATTAGGGCAGGGCGGTGCAACGACTATCGGCTAGGACCTCGTCGCCCAACGTAAACCAATGTATTACGTCGCGACACCTAGCGATAATGGAAGGTGGGAAACTCGTCGTCGTTATCTAGGTGAATTACAAAACCCGATAGTGGCTACGATTTGCGGGGCACACCTGGAATGGGACTATCTTTGCGCGATCAGTCAAACAACCATGATCCCGTGGTCTTTGTGATTGACGACGATTCGGACGTTCGCGAGGGATTAAAGGCGCTTTTTGAATCTGTTAACTTGCCGAGCAGGGCATTTCAATCTGCAGAGGAATTCCTCCGGAGCCAAATACCAGATAAAGTGAGTTGCCTCATATTGGACGTTCGACTACCGGGATTGAGCGGGATCGATTTTCAAACCGAGCTGGCTAAAGTTCAGAGCGACATTCCAGTCATTTTTATCACGGGCCACGGTGACATCCCGATGTCGGTGAAGGCTATGAAAGCTGGCGCGGTTGAATTCCTTAGCAAGCCGTTTCGTGAGCAGGAACTTCTGGATGCAGTTCGAATTGCGCTCGACCGCGATCGCGAGCGGCGACACCGCAAGGTGATCACGCACGATCTGCGTAACCACTTCGATTCGCTCAGCCCACGTGAGCGGGAAGTGATGACTCTCGTGACTGCAGGCATGATGAACAAGCAAGTCGCGGCTGAACTTGGTATCCGTGAAGTGACCGTGAAGGTTCACCGTCACAATATTATGACGAAGCTACATGCCAAAACCTTCGCCGACGTGGTGAGGATGGCCGACGCACTTGGACTTCCTCGCACGATTAAGACGAACGGACGTGGTCACCCAACTCAGCCTGATGCGAGGAGAGGGCTGAATGAATAGCTTTACAAGGCGTGACGTACCGGTAAATCTATGCGGCATAGGAGTCGCCGATGGAAATCAGAACTGCCCTTGCGGGTATGTCGCCAGTGCCTGGCTCATGCGCAGTGAACATATCGGTGGAATTTGGCGAAGAAGTAATGGTCATTTCTGTCCTCGTGCCCAACGAGGTAAGCGACGAACAGAAGAAAGTGCTGGCCATCGGGCGAGCTCAGGGCCTTGCTCGCAAGTTTGGAAACCTCCCATAGGTCGTCTGCGAGCTATGTGAACGCGGTCAATTATCTCAAGGTTTAGAAACTTAATTGAACGTTTGAGCTGCTATCGACATCCGATCTTGATACCACATAACGACTCGACGCAGGCTGTGACTGTGTCATGTTGTTTGATCTGAAGAAACCAATCATGAGGTGTCCCGATTGCGGGACCGATACGGACTTTTTGCTATCGCAGACCACTGACCGGGTGTTTCTTTCGACACTGGTAGAGCGCAGCTTATTTGTCTGTCCGAATTGCAGGCGCCTGAGCGATGGAATTGTCCTGCGCCCGAAGGAATTCATCCGTTTCGGCCTAGATCTTCACAGATTGACGGAGGGGATATTCGATACTGCTGTTAAGCAATTGGCCCGGCGCTGGGAGCTACCGGGCCAATCTTCTTAAAGTGGAGAACCAACATTTGCTTGAGCAGAATATCTCCCGTTCCGTGTGATCCCCAGGAGCCCGCTACCAATTCACAGGATTATCGAGTGAGAGTGACGAACCGCAGATCAACTCGGGCGCGGTTAGTCCGGCCTGGGTGTGAGGTGAGAGATGAGGTTGGGTCTGACCTCAGATTGAATACTGATTGTGGTTCTGCTCTGTGCTCGAGCTCCTGTTGGATATGTGAGTCGAGCCAAAGGCTTAGCTAAAGCCGGGAGCATTAGGCCAGTCCGTGGCTGTACCAGAAGTTCAAACCAATGATCACGACACGGATTGTACCTCCAGCTGTACGAGCAGCTCAGCCTTCGGCTCTGCTGGGAGCACCCACCCTCTACCGGGTATAAGGGGGGTCGGGGTCTGAAGTTCTTTGTGTATTCCACTGTCAGATTTGCTAGTAGAAACTACAGTAATACCAATCGATACTACGATTGTTCTTGGTGTTATTAAGCGATATCAAAGATTTAGCTTGACAGACCGCAGAACAGCATGCTATACTATTATTGAAGTTCTTAGGAACTGTTTGGAGGGGACCTACTAGTTCTACTAGTAGCTCCTCTATTAGTTTTACTCCTTTAGTTAGTTCTTATTATTAAAGAATAAAAACTAAAGGAACCTAAGGTTCTAACTATAGGTAGTACTATAGGTTGAACTAGTGGTTATTACCTTTAGGTGTGGTCGTTGCCAAATTTCAGAGCGCCCGGTGGGGCTCGCTATACCCGCGCCCTCTTTTTCGAGGAGACGGGAGCTGACAAATCCACCGTCGTCTACACACTGAAAGACCAGGACCACCTGGGCTTCGCATCCCTGTATCGACTTTACATGGAGTCGAATGATCCGACCGAGTGGCGCTTCGCTACTTCGCACCTAGACGGCTGGGAGCATTGGGAGATGCTCTGTCAGTGTACGTGGTTCGCTCCGTATATCGCTCGCTGGCGTCGAGAACTCCAGCTCCGTTTGGCGTCGCAGGCAATAGCACGGATCATGGCGGAAGCCAAAACTAATTCACGAGAATCCTTTGTCGCGAATAGATATCTCCTAGAGCGCGGCTGGATGCCCAAGGATTCGTCAAAAGGCGGACGGCCCACCAAGGAAGCCATCCGCAAAGAAGCTCACCAGATCGCTTTAGAATCCGAACAAGTGGCATCTGATTTCGATCGGCTGATGAAGGCCAACTAACCCGGACCGCAAGCTTAATTCGTCAGGCAGCGCCGCAGAGCGGTTAGAGCGGCTATTAGACTAATCGTAGCAAACAGGACGGGGAAATTTTCAACCTGGAGCGACGATGCCGCGATACAACAAGTGGCCGCCAGCAGAGAAAGAACGGTTAGCTCTAACACCGATGCCAGAACTGCCGCTTTAGCACCGATCCCAGAATTGCCCCCATGCGCATCACTATGGTTATGACTCATGCGTAATAGTTCGCATCAACGTCGAGGTGTTAATCTGATAAGCTACGGCGGTCTGGGCCATGTTGATAATTGTCAGGAGCAGGAACTCCGTGTTGTCGAAAATCGCTAGAGATTGCACCTTGGCGGCAGCAAGGGCGAATAGCACGACTTGAGTGATGGCCATGGCCCCCATGAGCAACACCTCGGTGGTATTATTCACGCCTGGTTTGGCCACTTTGATCTGCTCCGCCATCGCCATGACAGCGGCGGTAACCAAGAGGATCTCGACCCACGAAATCCGGTACCCGCCAATATCGATGAGAGTTGCTCTCGGATCGGCGAAGAAGAGTTGTCCGAATATGAACATCCCAAAAATGTAGACGAAGCCCGGTATCAAGCCAAAAAGATGACTACGGCGCCGTATCCTGTCCCCGTCGTGGACAACCGCCGTATCCAAGTGTGTATCGGCCATCGGCATATCTCCAGACTGCCCATCTATTCGGAATGCTTAACGGCCAGCCTGGCGATCGGTTCCACTTGAGGCCGTTCAACCGCCTGCCCGAATTCTGCTAGGCAGCCAATCCCAAGAACTCCTTATGAAATGGCAGATAACGAAGAAATCCAACGGTCCTTGGGCCGGCTAGAAGGCAAGCTCGATATTCTCCTCACAGAGATCAAACAACATTTCGAAGACGACAAAAAGAATTTCAGCAGCATCGATACGCGAATTCAGAAGGTCGAGAAGAAAGTCTATTACGCCTCCGGTTTCGTAGCTGCAATCGCTTTTATAATTCATCATTTCAAGTCGTACATCTTTCCTAGTGGTTAAATCGACTAGCGCTACTGCCAAGGTCTCCAAGAAAGACCTCATAAGGTCACAGGCAGAAGCAGACTTCCTCTTCTTTATCCGTCTGATCCATCCCAATCGGGTGCTCGGCCTGGTCCATGAGGACCTAGCTCGCTGGCTGACCCGAGAGGATGCGAAGTCGCATCAGCTCGTCCTGATGCCACGGGATCACCAGAAGTCGGCAATCGCTGGCTACTATGCCGCCTGGGAGATCACCCGCAATCCGGCAATCCGGATTCTCTACATCTCTTCGACTTCCAATCTCGCGATCAAGCAGCTCAAGTTCATCAAGGACATCCTGACGTCCGACATCTACCGGTTCTACTGGCCGGAGATGGTGAACCCAGACGAGTCCAAGCGCGAGAAGTGGACCGAATCTGAAATCTCCGTCGATCACCCCAAGCGCAAGGAGGAGATCGTCCGGGACCCCACCATCTTCCTAGGTGGACTGACGACATCGCTTACCGGCCTCCATTGTGATCTCACGATCATGGATGATGTCGTTGTTATCGAGAACGCATACACCGAGGAAGGCAGACAAAAGGTCAAGCTCCAGTACTCGCTGTTGGCTTCCATCGAAGGCACGGAAGCTCGTGGTCTAGTAGTAGGAACGAGATATCACCCCAAAGACCTCTACAACGATCTCCAGGAAAAGGAGATTGAGATCTACAATGACGAAGGGGAGATCGTCAGTTCTGAAGCATTGTACGAAGTCTTCGAGCAAGTTGTCGAAAATAGCTCAGGCCGGGATGGGACTGGACAGTTCATCTGGCCTCGTCAGCAACGCAAAGATGGAAAATGGTTCGGCTTCAATACCGAGGTTCTAGCCCGCAAGCGAAGCCAGTACATCGATGCTACGCAATTCTATGCCCAGTACTATAACGATCCTAACGACGTCACTGAAGCACCAATTTCCCCTGATACTTTCCAATACTACGAATCGAAATATCTCATCCGAGAGTCAGGTTATTGGTACTTCAAACAGCACCGGCTGAATGTCTTTGCAGCCATCGATTTTGCCTTCTCACTAGCCAAGCGCGCTGACTACACCGCTATCGTTATCGTTGGTGTTGATGGCAATCAAAATTACTACATCCTCGATATTGATCGGTTCAAGACTGACAAGATTTCAGAGTACTTCGCTCACATCCTTCGACTCCATCAGAAGTGGGATTTCAGAAAGCTAAGAGCTGAAGTCACGTCTGGCCAAAAGGCCATCGTCGAGTCACTGAAGCTCGATCATATCCGAAAGCACGGGCTAGCTCTCTCCGTTCAGGAGGAAAGGCCCACCCGCCATGACGGGACTAAGGACGAACGCATCACTGCTGTTCTCCAACCGAAATACGACAACCATCAGATTTGGCATTTCCGTGGTGGCTATTGCGAGTCTCTCGAACAAGAGCTCGTACGCCGTAATCCACCCCATGACGATATTAAAGACGCCCTCGCCAATGCGGTTTCCGCAGCGGTAGCCCCAACATTTTCCCCCAAGCAACCAGTGCCTTTTTCAATGATGACGCACTCTCGCTTTGGCGGCATTGCCTGAGTTGAACGTTGGCCGGAAAAGTTCTCGATCTCGATAACATCATTTTAAAAGACGACCTCGGATGCGCCATCGCAAACATGTGGCGTACATGGAACATGCTCCGCAACGAGAAGATGCTGGAGTGGGAGGAAGTCCGTAAATACGTCTTCGCTGTCGACACGACGAAGACCACCAACTCCCAGCTGCCCTGGAAGAACAAAACCACTATCCCGAAGCTCTGCCAAATCAGAGACAACCTCGCTGCAAACTACATGGCGGCGATGTTTCCAAAGCGCAAGTGGGTCAAGTGGGTTGCCGATGAGCGGGACTCGAACACGAAGGAAAAGCGCGAAACAATCGAATCCTACATGTGCCATGCCATCGAGCAGCCAGGGTTTAAGGAGGAGATTGAAAAGCTGGTGCTCGATTATATCGACTACGGCAACGTCTTCGCCACCGTCGAATGGGTCGATAACCGGGTTGAGCAGAAGGACAAGT